ATTACCATCCACCTCTAATATTTGTGCTGATTGAATAACAGCATCCTTTAAAACTTGTGTTTTATGAAATTCTAATGCTTTATCTTTGATATATTCTAAATCTTCGGCTTCTATACTCTTAAAAATCTCTTTTAGTGAGTCTTTCACGGTAACCTGAAGTAATTCTGATTCTATTTCCTTTATTTTAATCTTAAATACTTCCATAGTAATGGTTGTCTTATATTCGTTGTAATATCCACGAATTTCTTTAACAATCCACTTAAATCCATCATTATTAATGTATTTTTCATCTAATATATCAACAATCTGCTCCAAGAACAGCTTATCTGTTATTAAACATACAATAAACTTTACTTGAAAGCTATATCCAAACTCCGAAATGTTTTTTGTCTTATTCATTTTTGATTTTTCCAATGATGGTCAAGTATATGAAACTCAGTTATCCAATTATCAAAATTAGGTATATGTCCCCATAATTTATCCTTTACTAACAGAGTTTGTAACTTATACTTTACCAACGATGGTGCCATTTGATTAACGGCGTCTCCTATTTTTAGTTTTATCTGATTTTTGATATCAGGATCACCCAATTGCATTAATAAATAATTCCTCATTATTATTAATTTATTATCCTGTATTAATTGGGATACTCTCGTAGATTTACCTTGTGCCATATCCAAAAGTTCTTTTGTATTAACTTCCTTATCTTCCGTTAGCAACGGGAACTCTTTTATTAAGGTCTTAACACCTACACCCCTTACTCCAGGTATATCGTCTGATTTATCCCCATCTACCACCCTACAAGTTAATACATTTTGCGGGTATACTCCAAACTCTTTTTTTATTAAATCTCTATCATATAGAACTTTCTTGGTTGGAGAATAAAGTTTTACTCTTTCATCCACTAGCTGATAAAAATCTTTATCGGAAGACATTATGGTGAATCTACTATTTTTTAAAACTACAGTAGGTATATAACTCATAATATCATCTGCTTCTAAGTTATCAACTGAAATCATGGTCATAGGTAGGTGTTCTAAATATTCAACTAATCGTTTAAGTTGCATTCCCATACTTTCTCGTTCATTTTGAGGTCCTCCACCCCAATCAACATTACGATTTAATCTACTTCTAACTTTACGACCAGATTTATATTGTGGGTATATTTTTTGTCGTGGTTTAGAAGAGTTTTTACCATCAAACACAATAATACAACGAGTTGGTTTAAACTTGTTAATTGTGTATCGTATAGATTTTAAAAACCCTACTAAACCACCTACATGAGCACCATCTTCATTCAAAGAAGGATTGACGCTGAAACTACGAATAAATGTATTAAAACCATCAACCAATAAAACATGGTCGTTTAAATCCTTAGTTTCTGGATTTACATCAATCTCTTCTTTAACTTCATAGAATCTTTTTGATAATAGATTCTTGTTGCCATCAATCATCCGCAAACTCATCTTCTGTTGTTACATCATCAATTCCTAATTTATTAGAATCATATTTAAGAATTAATTTTTCACAGATAGAGTCATATATGTGTTTTTGTGTTTCCACATCGGAAATTAAAGCACCAAAGTCTTTAGATTGGAACTTATGTTCTTTTTCGTTTTGGTCAGTATAACTATACCAAGCACCAGCTTGTTTAACTAGCTTGTGGTCTTTCATTATTCCCAACCAACTTCCATAATCATCAATACCTTTATCAAAAAATAATGGAAACTCGGCACTTCTTAAAGGTGGACCTAATCGATTCTTAATAACTTGAGCTTTAATCTTAATACCAATAGTATTCTTTTTAGCATCTTTGATTTGTCCCATGTTCTTTAATCGAATACGAGTAGAAGCGTGAAAAGGTAAAGCTTTACCACCACTTGTTGTCCAAGGATCACCAAACATTACACCCATCTTTTGGCGTAACTGATTGGTAAAGATTAAACATACTTTTTGACGAGCAGTTAATTGAGTTATTTTTCTCATAGCTTTTGATAAGACTATTGCCTTTGATGTAGCCCAACCATCTTTATCAAAGTCAGCTTCCATCTCTACTTTAGTAGAAGCAGCAGCTAAACTATCTACGAGAATTGTAACTAATCTATCTTTATCTGATTCTCTAACTTTAGTTACGATTGTTTCAATCGCATCAAAAATATCTTCTACAGTTTCTAAATGAATATACATCATCTTATCGGTATCAATACCAATAGATTGTAAAAATTCAGCAGAAACAGCAGACTCAGTATCTATGTAAACGGCTAATCCACCCTTCTTCTGTGTAGAAGCAAGAGCGTGAGCACCAATAAGTGATTTACCAGTACCTTCAAGTCCGTTTATTTCAGTAATCCTTCCAGCAGCTAAGCCACCGTGAGGTTTGTTTGATATCGCTAAATCTAATAAAGTTGAGCCAGTAGAAACCCAATCGGTAATATCAGTTGGTGTACTATCAACACCATCTAAAAAATATGCTACCTGATGAGATTTAAATTGTTTGTTTAATGATTCAGCAAGAATATCGGCTAATTCGTCTCTGTTTGACATGTAGTTCTCCTAAAAATGAGGTGTGCCGGAAAAAGGAGGAAACCAGCACACCTCGACCACGTGGTTTAAGAATTAAATAACTTATCGAAATCGTCTTCTACATTAGAAGATTTTTTCGTACTAACCATTTCTGGTTCATCTTTAGCTGTTGGTTCTGAACCTTGTGGATTCAAGAAACCTGAAAGATGTTCTTTTAATTCATCATATGTTGGTTCGGCATATAACTCTGTCAAATTAGCTTGATTGTCCAGAAGTTTCTGAAGTGTATCAGAATCATCGGAGAGTGCTGTTTGGTTTGGCTTGACACGAATAGTTGTCTTACCATACTGATTACCAGCTTCAGCAGGTGTTTGTCTTTCGACAACAATATCACGACCAGTTGTAGAGTCTGATATATCACCATAATCTGGATCAGCAATTATACTAAGAAGTTCTTGATAAACAGTTTTACCAAAACCCCAAAATTTAACACCATCACTTTCTTCGCCACGAGCTATAACAGGAACAAAAGTTCTCATTTTAGGTTCAATTCTCTTACCTTGAATCCATTCATCTTTATTGCCAGAAGCTTTAAGCTTGTCAGCAAATTGTTGAACCGGATCAGGTCGTCCAAATGATAGTGGTGATAATACCGTTTTGTTTGGTACTAGTGAATAGTGAAAAAATAATTCACTAAAAGGATTTGCTTTATCATGTAGATAAGGTACTATCCTAATTTGTGATTTTCCAGGTTGAGGTTTCCAAAAACTATTTGTAGTAGTATTCTGTAACTGATTAAGACGGCTTTTTATAGCATCTAAGTCCATTATGTTTCTCCGTTATGTTTAGTTGTTATTGTTTAGTATTACGAGTATAAATATTTATTAAAAACATTTACTAGTAACCTATCCGTATAATATACGAATTCTTTTATTAAAAAACAAGCTTTATTTTAGTCTTCTTAACTTTTTTATTTGTAGCTTTAAGTTTTTCAATTCTTTATTCATCCTCTCACATTCTTCACGATAGTTTTGTGGTTCGTGTGATTGTTCCTCTAATTTACTTAATCTTTCTTCAATAGTCAAGGGTTTTGTTCGATATGCCATAAATTGTTTATAGACCATATCAATCATTTTTTCTTTATCTATAACATTTGATGGAAGATTAGCTTTATTAATTTCATACCATAATATAACATCTTTTTTCCAATTATCCAAGTCTTTTCCTGAACTATTTTTTATATCAAAATGAGGTAAAGGTGTTAATGGTTTTTTATAATCAATTGGTTCTGCTCTGAGAAACTTTCTGATGTCTTTTATATCCTTGTAACCTAAAAGAGTTGTTCCTATATTTGAATTATACATTAGTGGAACAACATTCTGTAGCTTATTCATACGAATGATGTTATCGTATATTGTTTTTGATTTTTGTTCGTCAATAGAACGTATTTCTATTTTTTGCTCGTCATTTAATGTTTTATTTATTTTATCAATTGCCGGTTTCATTTTTTGACACCAGATGCAACCACTTCTGGTAAAAAAGTATATTGGTGATGCCATTTATAAATCTATTATTTTAAGTATTCTTGTAGGTATTTTCTGTAACCCTTCCTTATTGGAAATCAATATCATATTTTTGTAATTATCCCATTCAATCTGATAGCTTGTGTCTAAAACACCATTATTAATGGTCTTTATCAGTTCGTTTAGGGCGTTTATTGTATATAGTGTATTTGTAATTTTCTTTCTGTGTAAAGAGATGGTATTACTTACTGCATTAAAATCTATTTTTTCTTCTTTATCTACATTATAAGTACAAATTAACTCTTTTGTTTTTTCTTCGTTTTGTAATACATAAATTTTGTCAAATACAATCTTAAAGTTTTTCGTTATATCACGAATTGATTGCTCAAGATTGTGTTGAGCTGTAAATGTACATAATAGTTGAGTTTTCATTATTGCTCCTTAAATTTTTCATCACTTCTAATAGCGGCTTTTTTAAAATCACCTTTTAACCTTTTGATTTGTTCTGATGACCATTTATCGGTGTTGAACGTACCTGCTTCTAATGACCTCTCAAACATAGGAGTGGAATGAATTTCTAAAACTGGTGCAGTTCCAATTCCTCTTGTTCTACCAGCTAAATAAAATAAAGGATATTTTAAATTATTTTCATGACGAAAATTTATTCTACCAGTATCATGATCTAACTCCATTCTATCTGCCATATAATCTTCTAACTCTTCTGGTTTCATATTTCCATTTTTAATTTCTTTTAAATTTTCAATCAACATATCAGATACTTGCGAACCAAATAAATCTTTTATACTATCCTCTTTCATAGTTGAACCATCTGGTTTAGTACCAAATACAGTTATAAATTCATCAACTCCACCACTTTTTAAATTTTCGTTTAAACCAAGTGAATCAAATACATGCATATTTTTAAGAATCCACTTATTCATACCTCTTTTTGCTTCAACTGAAGAATTTAAGATATCAAATGTATCTCTAACTAATTGTTTTTCTGGACCTCTTAAAGTTTGCTCTAGCTCTTTATCCGAAACTTTTAACATTTTAGCTATGGCCTTCATTTCATCACCAGATAGATTTTCTGATTCGATTTTGTTTATTAGACTTGGGACATCAGATAGTTTATCAATATAGTTACCGATAGGTTTTG